GGTGCCGGTGGTCGTGGTTTCGGTGGGGATGGGATGGCTATGAAGGAATACCACATCTTCGCTGGTCAAGAATACTATCCATCAAAGGGTCTGGGTGACTTCGTGACATCGTGTGGAACCGAAGAAGAGGCGATGAAGGCGGTCAAAGCCTTGGAAATCTCCGATGGGTTTGATTGGATAACGGTGGCTTACACCGGCGGAAACGAAGGGATGGTTTCCGTCTACGAATACACGAATGGGCTTTATCAGTGAGAACCTACGGAATTCTTGAATTCAATGGGACGCTGTGGCGGGTCCGTGACCTGACCCCACCATGCGCCATGATGTTCAAGCGCCTGTTCCCTCGCGTCCAGTCCGGCGGGGTATCGCACCTGATGGCTGACAGCTTGCAGCTACGCGCTGACCTTGATTGGTTCTTGGATCGATGGCCCCTTCAGACGAAGCACCGCGACAAGCTGAAGGCAGGCGTGATGGACATGCGCGATCAGGAAGAACTGATCGATGGCATCTTGGGTGAAGGGTGGAAGCCTTCCGGGGCGTCCGGGTTTCGTGAGGGACAAGAGCCGTGGACCTATCAAAGCCAAGCGGCTGCGATCACCCTTGAAACAGGCCGGTTACTCTTGGGGGACGATGTGGGTCTTGGGAAGACCATTTCAGCATTCGCGACGATGTGCATGGGTGCCCCAGACGCGCTACCTGCAGCGGTTGTTGTCCAGCCCCACTTGGCGAAGCAATGGCAGGACAGGTTGGAAGAATTCACAGACCTGACCAGCGAGGTCATCGAAACGGTAAAGCCGGACCTGAAGCGCACGGTCCCAGATGTCACCATCTTCCGCTATTCGAATGTTGCCGGGTGGTCCGACACGTTCGCCGGGGCGGGTTATCGTTCGGTGTTCTGGGATGAAATGCAGGAACTGAGGCATGGCACCGGCACCGCCAAAGGGTCTGCATCAGCCGTTCTTGCCGATATGTGCCAATACCGGATGGGGCTGACAGCCACGCCTATCTATAACTACGGGTCCGAAATCTGGAATGTGATGCAGTATCTGGACCCCGGCATTCTGGGCACTTGGGAAGAATTCCTTCGTGAATGGTGCATCGGTGGTCGCATCGTTCAGAACCCAGATGCGCTTGGCGAGTATCTGAGAGAGTGCAACGCCATGCTTCGCCGGACTGAACATGATGTCGATAAGGCCATGCCACCGCCCAACGTGGTGATGCAGGCGGTGCCGTGGGATGATCGTGTGTTCCATGAAAATTCAGCGCATGTGAACGAACTGGCCAATCTGGTCCTGAATGGATCGTTCCACGAATCGGGGCAGGCCGCGCGGGAACTGGATGCCAAGATGCGTCAGGCAACTGGGGTGGCCAAGTCGCGAGCGGTCGCGGCCTATTGCCGGATGCTGTTGGAAGAAGGCGGGGTGAAGAAGTTGATCCTTGCCGGGTGGCACCGTGAGGTTTGGGACATCTGGCAAGAAGTCCTGAGTGACTTCGACCCGGCCATGTACACCGGGTCTGAAACGACCAAGAAGAAGAACCAAAACATTGACCGCTTCTGCAAAGGCGATGCGCGTATCCTGATGCTGTCGCTGCGTTCCGGTGCTGGTGTTGATGGGTTGGAAAGATACTGCGATGACGTGGTGGTTGGTGAATTCGATTGGTCGCCACAGGTCCACAAGCAAATCATCGGTCGCGTCCGTCGTGGCGGAAAGTCTCGACAAGTGAACGTCTATTATCCATACGTTGAAGAGGGTTCGGACCCTGTTTTGATGGAAGTGAACGGGATTAAGGCAGATCAGGCGCGGGGGATCAACGACCCCGGAAAGGCGTTGCCAGAACAGCAGCGCGATGAAAGCCGGGTAAAAATGTTGGCGCAAGCCGTGTTGAGCAGGGAAGAAGCGAATGTCAAACCGGGAACGGTTATCCACTGAAGAAATGCAGAAACGCAAAGCGGATTACAAAGCATCCCTTGAACTACCGGCGGCACCAACGCCCGTAAATTTGGACCGTGGGGGCGATACCGGCCCAGACGGGCATGGACGACCAGAGCAAGAAAGCGCCTATGTGCCGGTGCCTGTCGAAGTGGGTGGCGGCAAGGTGGCTGTGAAGCTGATGCACGTCAGCCGCAACCGTCAACCAGCAGTCATCAAGATGCTGTCTCTGGGCGGTGGCCATGCCCTTGATCGATACATCGGTCTTGGCGAAAAGATTGGCGCTGTCTCTGCAGTCGAGTTGGATTCCCCGGTCGATGGCGGGAAATTGAGCGACGGCGGCGTGACGCAGAGGGTTGCTGATGCCGCTGAACTGCGTCGGGTTTTGGCCTACATGCGCGGGGTCTACGTCCAGCACCCGTCGAAGACGATCAGCCGGACGCGGCGCGCGATGCCGGTACTGACGGTCCTGAATGATGTGGGGGTCAGGTGGGTGAAGCCAAAGGAGATTTTGGCCCGTCACCAGTGGGGCTGCAGATCGAACACCCTATTCACGGTCAATCAGGCGTTTGGGTGGTCCGTTCTGCAGCTTAAAATCGCCTTCGGAATCGAAGACTTCAGCCGGGTTTTCGAGCCTCTTCCTGACTATCTGGTCCGGCTGGATAACCCAGATCACCGCCCCATTCTGGAAGCCCCCGATACAGACACTGGCAGGCCAGCGACAGGCGACGATCACCGCCCTTCTTCTTGAGACTTGTCATGCTGTTGGGGTGAAGCCCCAGCAGGACACCAGCGTCCTTGTCCAGCACGATCTTCCCGGCTGCGCGCATGGCGTCCAGCCATTCGCAGAACTGATCACCCGTCATTTTTGGATTCCTTTGCTTCGGTGTAGTCTGCACCTTGATGGCCCCAGACAATTAGCGTGACCTGAATCCAATTAACCACCAGCGCGATGAAAGTTACCCAAAAACCGAAGTGAGCCATTGGCATTACAGCGACAAGTTTCAGGAAATTTGCCCATATTGGAGTGTCAGATTCTACCGTCTGGGTGCCGGTCGTTATTGCTCCAATCCTCACCCAGATCAGGCACCCCAGAGCGTGAACCAAAACCGTCCCAACAATCGCCAAATTCTCACCCAGCCCACCACTTGCTACGAAGGGCAAGATGGCTATGGACAGCAGGCCGGACGTTCTGGTCTTCCCTTTTTCGGCTGCGAACGGGGCTATTTTCGTTTCAGGTCTTGGTGCCATCGTCTTTCCACTTTTTGATCTGGGCTTCGATTAAGGCGTCCAATTCGGCTGCCTGTGCTGGGGTGATGTCGCGTTCTCTAACGGCCATTTGGGCCATCGAAAGCGTCCATCGATCACCTTCGCAGGCATCAACCAAACGGTTGAATGTCTTGGTGAAGCAATCTTCGTAGCTGTCCCCGGTCGCGATGGGGATCATGTTGTCGTCGCTGTCGCCAACATATCCAACGAAAGCCGTCATTGGGCACCTGCCATTTCATCGGCGTTGATGTGCGACAAGATGGCGTCGAATGTCGCCTTCGTTTCGTTCGATGTCGTCGCCTGAACGAACGCTTCCCAGCCCCCGTCTTCGAACGACTGAACGTAGATCATGGTTGCGCCAAACATCAGCATCGCATGGTGCCGGATGATCGTGCCTTCTGGGCCTTCCTGACGCCATAGGGTCTGGCCAATCATCTTGGCCTTGTTTTCGATCTTGATCTTGATGTCACCAATGGTCCTAGTCATGGTGTCGTTTCCTTTCTGGGCATTCGATGTGGCTTGTAAAGCGGTTCCCAGTCAGCGCCGGTCGCGATGGCAATGCTGGTGAACAGGACGATGGCGTGATCCACGCCCTTCTTCTTGACGGCGTGCCGAAAATCCCCGGCAACGCCCTTGGCTTTGATGGCGAGACAGTGGCCATCCGTGTAGCGGGATATGGTGAAGATGCCGCAATCGAATTCCACGAAATGGTCATCTGTCATCGCCAGAACAGCCATCAGTCCACCAAGGTCTTGATCAGATCAACCAGCTTCCGGCGGGTCTCTACGTTGCCAATTTTGCTGAACGCTGTGTTCAGTTGCAGACCTTCGGCGCTGCTTACAAAGCCCATGACGTATTCCGTCTGATCAGGCTCTTTTATTCCTTCCGCAGAACCGGGAAGATTTTCGATTGCGGCACCGGGCATGTCTTCAAAGAAGAATTGCACGGGGACATCAAGAATGCTCGCAATGGTGAAAAGGCGGCTTGCTCCGATGCGGTTGGCCCCCTTTTCGTACTTCTGGACCTGCTGGAAGGTCAGATTCAGCTTTTCGCCAAGGCGTTCCTGCGACATGCCAATCATCATGCGCCGAAGCCGGACACGGCTTCCAACGTGGATGTCGATGGGGTTAGATGATTTCGTCATTGGGCATTCCTTCTGTGGTGGTTACGCAGCAACGCGCTTGGCGCGCTCTGCTGCAAAGTCGATAACATTGGGGGCAAGGGTTGGTTTCAGGTCGCGAACCTTTTCAGCGCCGATAATCGTACACATGCTGTAGTTTCCATGTGGTTTCACCTGCTCAACACCACGCCAGATGCTGATGCGAAGCTGCTTCCCGCAAGTGGTCCATATCGTCTTGGCGGTACGGCGCGCGACTGTGATTTCAAAAACGGTGTCATGGTCACAAATGCTGTGCTGAAAGTAGGTACGGTCAGCTTCAAACTTGACGATTTCTTGGGGCGTTGCGGTCATGGGGAATTCCTCTTCTATGTCAGAACGTCTGGGCTGGAATTAACCAGCCATGAACGCTTCTTCGAAACGGTCGTTAAGATCACCGGACAAACGCTTGTATGGCGGCAATGCTTCGATTTCACCGCGAAGGGCAGCCAATTCAGCATGGACGAACATATCAACATCACCAGCGATGATGGCGAGGGCTTCTTTTGCAGTGAAGTTGATATTGAGCATCTGGGCATTCCTTGCTGTGTCGCTTCGATATAAAGGATATAACCCTTACTTACGAAAAGCACAACCCCCTGAATCACAATTTATGTGATAAAAGTCGTCTATTAGAAGGGTTCGCCCAAATCATCTGTGATTTCATCAGGTTCATATTCAGGCTCTGGAAGTGCCGTTAATGCTTCCAGCCCTTTGATCAGGGACTGGGCGTCTTCCGGCTTCATGTCAGGGAACAGTGCCGTGACAATCTCCCAGCGTTTGGGTGGGCTGTCTTCGTCCATGTGTTCATCGAAGCAGCCCAAAAGCATCTGGGCTTCGCTGTGGATGAAGTGTGGTTCTGCTGGCTTCGTGTCTTCGTAATAGTCCAGATAGTCTTCTGGGCTGTCCATGTCGCGACCGTTCATTTCGCCCCATAGATGGGCTTTAGCATGTTCACCCATTGCGTTCCCTTTCTCGTTTTTTCGCATAGGCTTTGACCCACGCTTCCATGTGGTATCCCATCCCATCCCGGTCTGGCTTTTCGTCAACTTCAATGCAGGTGGGCAGGATGTCATCCGGCATGTTGATGGCTTCCGCGCAAAACCCGCAATAAAGCCCGAATGTGTGCCGGTTGTAGAACCGGGCACCGTGCCGTGTGCAGGCAGTCCGATTGCATTCACCCCCGAACATCTGGCCTTTCGGACCTTCGTGCTTGGGGTATCGATCTGAGTGGACAAATCCAATGTCGCCAGCCATCAGCCTTCCTCCAAAATATCGTTGATTTCATCAATGATCCGTCCGGGCGCTTTTTCGCGAGCATCCAGAAAGTCAGTCACATCACCCCAAGCACCGTGAAGCTGGTCAAGGTGTTCTTTGGCCCGTTCTTCGCGTTCGAATGTCCCAGTGAACTCTTCGTAATCACTGACATAATCCATGATTGCGGCATCAAGGATGTCCCTGATGATGTCCGGCGATAAGGCGTCCAATTCCCACGAAGAATATCCATGCTCTGCGACGTAATCAGCCGCGCGGGAATCGGTCATCTTGGCTGGGTTCGGGGGTGGGCTGTGTTCTTCGATCTGGGGATAGTTCAACGCGATGCGCTGCACATCCAGACTGATCTGGGACAGGTCTTCGTATCCATATTCGAATGACCCGATGCGCCCGAATTGCCCAATGCGGTCCCCGTTGTCCCGCGTCATGTCTAGCCCTGATGGGTCATGGTCCCCAAGATGGATCAACACAGGGCGCTTGCCTGCCTCTGCAGCCTGCCTGAAGCGTTTGCCGCCCTTGTACGCCTCTGATGCCGAGACGTACCCGCCACAGGTCAGCCAAGTGACGCGCCGGTCATCGCAGACCTTGCTGATTGTGCCCGCCATGCCGTGCTTTTCAATCCAGACTTCGACATAGGCGTCCTGATCTTTCCAAGGGTCGATGATCAGCAGGGACGAAATATTGTCCACCACGGCTTCAGGTGTCTGGTCCCCCCAGCGCCTCTTGGCTGACCGGCCTTCGTCGTGGATGCCGGACCAGTCGATGACCCCAGCCTTCCGGCCTTTCGTGATCAGGGTGCCAAGGTTGTTGTAGTTGCGCTGGGTGTTTTCGAGCAGATCACGCGCAACAAACTGATAGTAGAGTTGCCGAAGGGTCAGGCCCATGTCGTACTTTTGCCGGTACTCACGGATGATGCTGTCTGCAGTCTCAAGGGTCGCCAAGCTGGCTTCCTTGAAATTGAAATTTTCGAACTGTTCATAGGCCATCAGGAATCGCCCAGTGTTGGCCCCATAGGGTCGCGCTCTGATGTAAAGTTGATATTCCAGCTTTCCATGACGTGCGGCTCTTGGCCTTCGACAGTCAGCAATTCGTGCATCAGTTCAGCGCAGATATAGGCCATCGCCGCTGATTGATCCTTGAATGCTTGCATGGACGAATTCTGACCTTTGCCAACACGTTCATCGATGACATCCCACTGGGAAGGTCCGCCACGCAACCGGAAGACCCGGCCTTTCTCATTTTGAACGATGTCCCAGTGTCCAAAATTTCGACGGATAACGCTAAAGTTCTCAGGCATTCCGTGTTCCTCTATTCGTAAAATTCAGTGACGCGGGGCGCACCTGACGGGACGCATTCATCGTCACATTCGACCGGCACCGCGACCACGTAGGCGTTGCCGACATCATCGGTCCAGACGCAGATGGCTTCAGTCTTGACCAGACCTTCTGCCAGCGTCGTGTGCTTGTATCCGCACCGGGTAAAGTTTTCCGGGTGCGCTTCCAGTTCAGACTGTGCCGGAACGCCTTGGTTGGGCTGGACAGGCAGGGAAGTCAGGATGAACGCGATGGTTGCCATCGTCATTTTCATTTGCTCGGTTCCTCAATATTAGATTTGGTTAAGTCCCACCTTCGATTTCGAAGCGATACGCCAAGCGAGCGATCAAGCTGCGGTGGTTGTTTCCGGTTAGAATCCTCCACCCATCAGGAACTGCGTCTTCTGTTGGAAGCCACTTTTGCTGGGCGATCAGATCAAGGTCATCAGGCTTCATCGGGTCGCCTTTGATTAAGGTATTTTCATCAGCCATCATGCACACTCCAATTCACGGACAAAGCACGCCCCATTCCGGGCAACAGTGATGCCGCATTCGGTGCTGACGGTGTGGAACTGGTCAGGTCCAAGACGTTTACGGTCAGTGACCGTGTAGCCCAGCCGTTCAAGGTAGGCGTCCAGCATCGGTGCGCCGAATTTATCAAATCCATCACCGGGCAAGAAGGACGAAAGCCTGCCCCCCGGCGCGGCGCGGGGGTTCTCACGATCTGTGCGGATGGCTTCGATGGCATCGCGCACTTCATCATCTGTCTTGTTGTAGGTCATCATGGTGGGCATCCCTTGATTACTCGATTTAACGGATATAACCCTGACATCAGATATAGCGCAACCCCCTAAATCACATTTACTGTGATTATTTTTTGTACATGCCGGGGGTGCCGGAACAGTAACTGGGATTGGTCAGGTGGCATCATGCACTGTGTACAGGGATTTAACCTTGACCACTGATACCGTTTATGGTCCTAAATTCCAAGCATTGGGACACCTGAAGGCGAGGACGACACCTATGGACGTAATTTTCGACATCGACGGCACGCTGGCCAACTGCGATCATCGCGTGGCCCATGTTCAGGGCGATGTGAAGGACTGGGACGCATTCTACGCCACGATAGCGGATGACAAGCCGATTGCCCCCATGATCACGCTGTTGAAATCTATGGCCGGGGATAAGTTCAGCGAAAGCAGGATTTTGTTCGCGACAGGTCGTTCCGAAAACCACCGGGAAGCCACTGCAGCTTGGTTATCCAAGCACCTTGGATACACAGCTTGGTCAATCAAACCCCTGCTCTGGATGCGCGCGGCTGACGACAGGCGACCGGATTTCGTCGTGAAGATGCTGATGTTGGAAGACATGAAGGCTAAGGGTTACAACCCAGAACTGGTGTTCGAAGACCGGAAATCCGTGGTCGATATGTGGCGCGAACAGGGTCTGATCTGCTGCCAAGTCGCGCCGGGGGACTTCTGATGCCAAACTCAGAATACCTTCTGACTTCAGAGCAGATCACTGAAATTTCGAACGGTGTCCAAGAACGGGTCATCGCGTCGATGATTTCGCATTCTGCATTTGGCCAGATTACTATGGATCAAGCAAAGGCTGTCGCTGAAAAAGCCGGGGATGCCGCGCGTTCAATATCATGTAGCTGGAAGAAGTCATGACTTCCAACGAACCCCCCGGCGAACAGGGTGGCGACCACTACGACGATGGACTGTGGGATGAATGCGAGGATTGCCACGGCGAAGGGGTGATTGACGACACCTGCCAGTGCGAGGCGTTCGAAGACACCTGCTGCTGTCTGCACCCAGAACCTGCCACCTGCAGAACCTGCAAGGGCAAGGGGGGCTTCCCCATCGATCTTGCCGCTGAAGATCACGCGATGCACGACGCTGACGAAGGACGATAGCTGATGCCAGAAACAACCGCACCCCCAGCGTCTAAAGACGGAAGCAAGCCCCCAAAGCCGGGTGGCGAAGGCAAGTCCGTTGATGGAAAATTCCTACCGGGCAACAACTTCTGGAAGGCCCGGTCCTCGCATGGCCGGAAGCCCATCTTCGAAACACCTGAAGACCTATGGTCCGCGTGCGTCGAATATTTCGAGTGGGTAGAGGCAAACCCACTGTACGAACGCAAGGTCTTCCACAATGGCGGCAAGGTCGTTCATGCCGACGTTCCCAAGCTGCGTGCAATGACCCTGAGTGGCCTTCGCATCTTCTTGGGCATCGGGGAACAGACGTGGGTGGACTACGTTCAACGTGCCGATTTTTCAGGGGTCACGGCGATGGCCTATGAAATCATCAAGACCCAGAAGTTCGAAGGCGCGGCTGCTGACCAGTTCAACGCCAACATCATTGCCCGTGATCTGGGCCTGACGGACAAGACCGAAAGCAACGAAACGGTCACGCTCGCTGCCCCGGTCAAGGTCGTTTACGAAGTCATGGAACCGGCAATCAAACCGCCGGAACCGCCCAAACCACCGAAGTAGAGGACAATTCCGATGTTCGGAAAATCAAAAAGGAACCCAGCGATGCCATCAGCACCCAAACTAAAATCGACCCCTTGGACGGACTACCATGCGTTTCGTCCTGATTTCCCACGCGAAGGGATTCCGGCCCACACCCTGTCCCATGCGCGGCGTGAGTTGTCCCCTGAAGCCCGTTTTGCGATGTCTTGCATCGAACGCTGGGGGATGGTGGCGGCAAGACCTGCAGGTGAAGACACCGCCGGTCGCCAAAAACTGGAAGTATCGACGCCTGCGGAGACAGTCGCCAGAGCCTGCGAAATATCCCGTCGTGCGTTCGCAGCATTCGAAGAACACGGTTGGATTCTTGTTCTTCCGTCGATGGATGATGCGGTTGATGCTATTCAGGAAGCTGAGAACAAGAACGATGGCTGATGGCCCCATCACCACAGCAGAGGAATTGCGGGAAGAACTTCAAGCCCTCTGCGACGAACAGTTTGAAGCCCACAAAGCGTTCTGTTCGAAGATGCTGGCCATCAATGAGCGTTCAACGCTGGATACTGCGATGCACGACGCAGTTGGGTTGGCTGTTCTAAATCCGCACTATAAGCGGCTTGAAGGGCACACCCCACGGGTTCACGACAAGATCGAACGGGAAAAATAATCACCGAACGGGTGGCAGAGTGGCTATGCGCTGGATTGCAAACCCAGATTGACGCGGGTTCGAACCCCGCCCCGTTCTCCAAACGTCAGAAGAGGAATGCCCCATGACTGCACCTGATATTGAGAAAATCCGCCCACCCCGCCCAACACATGAACACCTGAACGATTCTGGGTGCATCCCGCGCGCTGCTGCCAGAATTGATTGGGTGGATGGGTCTTCGGTTGTTGTGGGCGGGAACTGGAAAGGCCAGACCATTCAGGGAATCGTCATCACTCGCGATATGCCGGGTTCGATGGATTTCATGGATCGATACCGCATCTACGTTGGTGGCAGCGTGGTTGCCGAAGGTTCGACCCTGCATCTGACCATGATTGAATATGACCAATGAAAGTGGCGTTCGAAGGTCCGGTTAGGGATGTTCCAAATCAATGTTCTAACTGCGCGAATCTTGAAGGCCATGTTTCGTGGTGGTGTATGAGCGAAGATGCGCGTGATGCCCGTGGGACGGCTATTCCGGGCTGCATAGGTTGTGCGTTTTTTACAAGAGCGCCATTCGTTTCTGAACTCAAGGTTTCTGATGGCTATGTGGTGTTCGATGTGAGCGAAGCGGAAGGAAACTGGGAGTGACCAGCCCGCTTGAACTGGTGGTGGGGCGCGACACGACGCGGAAGAACCCCATCGTTTGCCCCAAGTGCCATTTGTCGCTGACACCGGGCAAGGCCATCGCCCAGACCTTCACCAGCGGCATGTTGGACTTCGGTGGCGCTGATGATTGCGTCACGATGTCCCCCGGTGGACCCGGACGGCTGATCGATTGCCTGAAGTGCCGGTGGTGCGGCTGGTCTGTAACGAAAGGAAAAACCTGATGTGGTTCTATGGAATGGACGGTGCCCCCAAGGGAATTCCGCTGCAGTTGGCCGGTTACTTCACGTCCGCAACGCCCAGATACACTGACATGGTGGTCATGGGGCGGTGGGACGAAGACACCGAAAGGTGGGAAGGCTGGCATTTTGGAAGACACCAAGCCACAGCGATTGGGTTTGTCCCTTATGCTTGGTGTCTCCCCTTGTCCGTGCCGTCCAGAACGCCACAGACTGAACAGGTGGAATTCCCGAACCGGATGCCGGACCCAGAAAATCTTGGTCGTGAAATCGAGTACGATGGGTTTAGTTGGCGAAAGGTTAACCCAGCGATCAAGACAAGATCGGGGGGTCTGATTCGGAAGGAACCTGCCCATGATTAGTCGCTGGTCATTCGAGTGCGAGGAATCGAAGATACCCGGTGCCCTGCACCATTGGGTTCGGAAAGCGGACGGCACCGCATATTGCCGGTTTTGCAAGATGAAACTGACCAAGGAAGAGGCCGAAGAATGCTTCACACAACGATGAACCGGCTATGGGGATGGTTTGCGAAAACGGGCAAACTGATCGTTTTGCTTGTCTTGGTGGCCAGCACCCATGCAATCGCCCAAGACTGGCAGCCCAAGTACGTCACGGCTGATCAGGCGGACATCAAGCCATTCCACTACAGCGCCACGGTCACGGACATTTACGACGGGGACACCATCACCGTCCGGGTTGATCTGGGGTTCAACGTCACGATCAGTCTTCGCCTTCGCCTTCACGGCATCGATACGTGGGAACTGCGCGGGGTGGAGCGTCCACAGGGTCTGGTTGCGCGGGATTGGCTACGTTCCGAAATTCTCGGAAAGACGATCACCTTCGTTTCGTTCCGAGACAAAACCGGGAAGTATGGCCGGTATCTGGCGCTGATCTATTCAGAAGGCCACCAGTTGAGCATCAACGACCGATTGGTGAAGTTGGGCCACGGGGTTTACAAGGATTATTGACATTATGGCTAGTTCGCTGACTGACATCATCAAGGCCGCGATACGGGAAGAACTGATCAGGCAGGGTCAGGACGATGGGCTTGATGCCCCGTATGTCGCATTCGAAGACAGCAAATCGATCCATGCTTCAGATGAACCGTCTTCTGACGTGATCTTGGATGGGTTGGTGGATACCAACGCCATTGCCGAGTTGGTCGCGGCGCGTATCGGCAATGTGGTTGACCCCGCTGGCCAGATCGAAGCTGCAGTGCTGAAAGGCCGTACTGTTACCTTCACACCGCACGATCTGCTGGAAGGCAAGGTCAAGTTGGTGGTCTGGAAAAAGGCGAGTGACGAACAGATCATGGGCATCAACGATGTGCTGAAGCCGGACGTTCTGCCCCTTCAGTTGGAAGCGATGAACCATGAAATGGACCGTGGCGAGCGTGAGCAGGCCCGGATGGCGTCAGTGGCCAATTCCAACGGTGCCGCGTCGTGAGCCATTACGTGATCGAAGGCGAGACGTACCGGGCTGCGACGGTGCATGGCCCGTCCCCTCACAACCCCATCCCTTGGGTCTGGTTGTCCAGCGTGGATGACCCGGAAGTCGCGGTCAGGATGCCGGTGCATGGCCTTCCAGATGCGGAACCACTGCAACCCGGCGAAGCCTCTGTCCCGAACAGGCAGCAGAAGAAGCGGGCCAAGAAGATCATCGAAGCAAGGAAGCGGAATGGTCGATAGATGCGCCCACCACGCGCCCAGACTGTCGTTCTTCGCTTCCTACGCGAAGGCTGAACGGCTGATGGCAGCAGGTGAAGATCAGGTCCAATGCCCAACATGCCACTTGTTCTTGTGGCCAGATGAAGTAGGGATAGAACCCTCAGAAGAAGGAATGCCCAATGAAGCGTCGTGACGTACTGAAGATGATTGGGGTGGCACCTGCTGTCCCCGCCCTGCTGCGTGTCGATGTCGCGGCTGCTGCAGTGCCGCCAAAGGCTGAACTGACCAGAAAGGTTTTGATCAATCGTTGGTTCGAATTCGAGTGTTCCGTCTCACTCGAAAAGCTGGGATTTCCGCCCAAATTGACCACCCCAGTCACGCTGGGAGGGGCTGAATTCTTCATCCAGCGTCTGGACTGGGATGTGTCTCTTCTTCGCATTCATGGCCGTACCAAAGACGCCAATCTTTCCTATGGCCCCAATGGCGTGATGTTCCCGCCGGAACTGGTCATTGATGGCCGGGTCGCTGAAATTCGTAGTGACTGGCGTTGGTGGTTTACCGGGGAAACCCAAGAAATCCCCGATTACTGATGGCCAAGGTCGTTAACATCAAAAGCCCCATCCGGGTCTACATCGATGGCGTGCCCTACGATGGGCCTGACCAGATCGAACTGGGCTGCAGGCCACCACCCATGCCGGTGCGCCCGTTCCATCTTCGCGTTGATGCCGTGAACCGCTTCGCAGCCGACGCCCTGCACCCGTTGCGCCGAAACAGGACAATCGAATGACCGTTGTTTGGCGTAAGGATTCCCCGCTGCAGGATGGGGTTCGCAGCTACATCACCAGATCAGCGTCCGGTGCCTATCGGTTCGGATGCGAGCGTCTGGGGCAAGACGGGGAATGGCGTGCTATCCCCGGCCCCACGCCCGGTGGCGACGACCTGACCGCTGCTGAATTCGACCGGGTGTGCGAACTGCACCCTGATGGGGTGATGCAGTGGGGCACAGCGTCAACAGAGGTTCCAAGCGAAAAGTGAAGTTTTCGGCAAATCACATCCAAACCCTGCGCTGGGTCGATGGTCAGGCTGGCTTCAGCAGGGCGGTAGAAGACATCTTCGAACACCACAGTTTGATGGTGGCGTTGCGAGAAAATGGCTTGATCAAGCGTGTCCGTCGCTCTGGGTTTACCTTTGACATGATTACGAAAAATGGCAGGAAGCTGTTAGAGCAACAGCAAGAGTAGCCCAAAACCTTGATTGACGGTGCGACCTTTACCCGGAAGCGGCCCCGCTGGGCGCTGCCCATGACACCAGCGCACCGCTATCTGGGCGCTTACGGTGGGCGCGGGTCCGGCAAGTCCCATGAATTTGCTGAAATGGGAGTTGAACGTCTGGTCATCGACCCGAACTGCAAAGGGGTCTGTATCCGTGAGACGCAGAAATCTCTGAAGTACAGTTCGAAGGCGCTGATTGAAGAGAAGATCAGCAAGTTGGGCGTGGCCCACCTGTTCGAAATCCAAGAAACCGTCATCAAGCGGAAGGGTGGCAAGGGCTTCATCATCTTCGCGGGGATGCAGGAACACAATGCCGAATCCATCAAGTCGCTGGAAGGGATGGACTGGGCATGGATCGAAGAAGCCCAAAGCCTGTCCAAGCGGTCGTGGACGCTGCTTCGCCCCACCATCCGTAAGGAAGGTTCGCAAATCTGGGCATCGTGGAACCCGAACCAGCCTGATGACGCGATTGACCACTTCTTCCGCAACGAAATGGAGAACGGGGCGCTGGAAGGCGGCAACCCGGACACCATCGCCATTCAGGTCAACTACACGGACAACCCGTACCCGCTGGGCGCGCTGTCCATCGAAATCGAACACGACCGGCAAGGCGACTGGGAGACGTTCGAACACGTCTGGCTTGGTGGCTACAACACCAGATCAGAAGCACAGATTTTCTCTGGCAAGTTCCGGGTCGAAGAATTCGACATCAAGCCCGAATGGGACGGACCCTACTATGGCGCTGACTGGGGCTTCAGCGTGGACCCAACGTATCTGGTCGAAATGTACGTCTTCGACGGGGTGATCTACTGGTGCCGGGAATCGGGTGGCGTGAAGTGGGAAATGGAGGACATCGGCCCGAATTGGCAGAAGGACATCCCAGAAGCCGTTGATTTCAAAGTCCGTGCGGACAATGCGCGACCTGAGACGATTAGTTATGTTAGACGCAACGGAGGGTTTAGACGACTGGAAGGCGTCGATAAGTGGAAAGGGTCCGTTGAAGATGGCGTCGAATTCTTGCGAACATACAAGCACGTCATCCATCCGGCGTGCCCTCGCGTTCACCGCGAATTCCGGCTCTACAGCTACAAGATCAACAAGGCAGGCGACATCTTGACTGACATCGTGGACAAGGAAAACCACACCATCGACGCGGGGCGTTATGCGCTTTCACCGCTGATTCAGAACAAAGGACGGTCCATCTACGATGGATTGTGAAGGTGCATCATGAAGATGTTGGATAACGCAGTCACCTTGGCTGAAAACCTGATGGCGATGCAGGGGCGCGCAGGCGCTGACAGTTACGCACTCGCACCGCTTGGCCCATCAGAACTGTTCCGCATGTATCGGGACGACTGGCTTGCCCGGAAGATCGTGAACATCCCCGCGCGTGACGCATTCCGCGAATGGCGGACGTGGAACGGCATGGAAGGGACAGACCAGTCCAAGATCGAAGACGCCGAAAAGCAACTGGGCATCCTTCGGAAATTGGAGCGGGTCAGCCGTTTGGCCCGGTTGCGCGGCGGCGCTCTGCTGCTGATTGGCGACGGTGCCGAAGACCCAAGGAAGCCCCTTCTTATCGACAAGATGACGAAGGGAAGCATCAAATATCTGCACGTCTTCGACCGTGAGGAAGTCGCCTACGATGACGTTCGCAAGGACATCGCTGACCCTTGGTATGGCGAACCTCAGATGTGGCAAATCCCGATTGACAACACCCAGTTCGTGTCAGTCCACCCCAGCCGGGTGATCAAGTTCTTGGGTCCAGTTGCCGAAGACACCGCATTTGGCATCAACGATGGTGTCTGGGGGCACAGCGTCCTGCAATCCTGTCACCAGCAGGTGATGAACATCGCCCGGATGTGCTTTGCCATCGCTGAATTGATCCACGACGCCAAGTCCGACATCATCCACGTCAAAGACCTTGCAGATCACGTCGCCAACAAGAAGGGAATCGAAGCCCTGCTGAAGCGGTTCGATGCCGCCATGCTGATCAAGGGCATCAACGGTGCCGTGATTTTGGACGACGAAGAGAACTGGGAACAGAAGACCTACAACTTCGCAGGTATCCCTGAAGTTATCGAAATCTCTATCAAGGTGGCAGCCGGTGCCGCTGACATCCCCGTGGAACGCCTTGCTGATGTTTCAGCCGCGTCCTTGGGGGATAGCGCCCAAGGGTCAATCCGCAACTATTATGACGGCATCGCGTCTATTCAAAAAGTGGACATTGAACCGGACATCGCCCCGCTGGACACGGCGCTAAAGCTGCACGCGCTGGGCGCTGACCCAGCCGAATCCTACTATGATTGGAACCCGCTGTGGCAGCCGACTGATAAGGAAAAATCGGACACTGCCAGCAAGCGCGCGGGCACGGTGTCTGTGATCCACAGAACAGGCTTGATTGACCCAGAGGCGCTGAAACGGTCGTTCGTCAGCATGATTGCGAATGATGGGGTGTTGCCCAACATCGAACAGCACGTTGAAGAGGTCGAAGACGAAAGAGAAGCAGGCGTCCTTCCCCCCACGCCAGAAGAAGAGGAACTGGCAGAATTGCGGAAGCAGGCCGCTGAAGTTCAGGCAGCCACGGACCCTTCAGGCAAGAACGCGGCGGCACCCGTACCCGGAAAAAAGCCGGAACCGCCAAGGTCGGGGACAAGTTAGTCCAGCCTGATGACGAAGGGCGCATTCTTGCACTTCTGAAGGCGGCGGATAGCCGGATTTACAAAGCGTTCAGGGACGCCACCGCAATCCTGAAGACAGACCGCTACATCAACCAGATCGATGATCTGATGCAGGCCGGACGCTTCGATGAAGCGATGGAAAGCATCGAAGTCGTCATGTCGCGTGTTGCGGCTGCCAATGCTGCATCGTTCATCGCCTCTGCTGAGAGTGAAGCGAAGATGCTGCAGCAACTGGGTCTGGACAGCGCATCGTTCGATGTGACCCATCGTCGTGCTGCTGCGTCCATCGACGCATCGCGCCGGTCGCTGATGGAGCGCCTGAACACCGCCCAGCGGATGGCCATTGAACGTGGCGCGCATTCCATCGACCGTGACACCCGGAAGCGTCAGCTTCGCTCTGTCATCGGTTTGACCAACAGGGACGCCAAGGCTGTCGAGAACTTCCGCACCGCGCTGGAAACCGGCGATAAGGCGGCGCTGAAGCGTGCCCGTCGCGACAAGCGGTTTGACCGGACAATCAACAAAGCCTTGAGCGGCGAAAAGCCACTGACCAAGGAACAGATTGACCGGATGGTTGATCGATACACCCAGAAGACGCTGGATGACCGGGCGAAGGAAGTGGCCCGTCAGGAAAGCCTTGCGGCGCACCACGAAGGTCAGATTGAATCCTATGCCCAGTATCTGGACACCGGGGACATCACGGCTGATGAAATCACGGTCACATGGAAATCCGTGAGCGATGGCAAGGTCAGGGACAGCCATGTCCACATGCACGGTCAGCAGCGCAAGGAAGGCGAGCCATTCGAAGGGCTGCATAGCCTTATCCGCTATCCGGGTGATCCACTGGCAGCGTCGGAAGAACGGCACGGGTGCCGGTGCTATCTAAGCCGGAAGATCGATCTATCGTCCATTCTGGGCACCGAACCACCGGAAATCGATCTGAACGTGAACCCAGACCCGGAAAACGAACTGGAAGGCCAGCTTTCCCGTGCGCTTGCCCCGGCACCGGCGCGGGGAACAGGTCGCGCTACCCCGGCACCGGACCCAGACGAACCTGTCACTGTGGCCCAAGGTGTGGACCCCGGTGGCACGCCCATCCCGCCGGTGCGTCAGCGGAAGACGAAATCCGCATTCGCCCCATCCATTGTCGAAACGTACCTTTCCCGGTTCCAAGGGGATGCGATCTACAAGCGCGCTATGGAGGGATTGGAGCGCGTCACGATCAGAAGCAGCACCAAGGGTGGCGTCTACACCCCGCACGATCACACCATCAAAATTCCAAGGGATTGGGAAAATTCCGCGATGGGCAAGAAGTGGGTTGGCACCTTCTTCCACGAAGTAGGCCACGCGGTCGATTTCGGGCCATCGGGAATCGATTTGAGCAAAGGCGAAGACCTGCTGAAAGCCAAATCGACCAAGATGGTCAACGAAATCATGGAAGACAGGGGTGAACTTCGCGCCAAGCGGACCAAGCCCACGTCAGAAATGTCCCCAGAGGCCAACGCCCAGCTTCAGGAAATCCTGAAAGGTGACAGCGCGGCTGAATTCGACTTCCATGTGGCCTTCGATGAAGGAAACTTCGAAGAGGCCATTGCGGCGCTGCGTGCGTCCATTCGGAAGCTGGACCAGAACGCGACAGTTGAAGACCTGCATGATGCCTATCTGAATGATTACATGATGCAGATGACCTTGGACTTCTTGGGCGCTGTCACGAACCTTGAGCGTGGCGCGGGTCACAGCAAGGCGTACTATGCCCAGTTCCCGAAAGTTCAGGGGAACGTGACCGTGGGCAACACCACTGAAGCGTTCGCCAATGCGCTTCTAGGCCATTCGATCCATCCAGCATTCGTCAGTTGGATGATGGAAAGCATGGCCCCCCGCACAATCGCGAAATTCCGTCAGATCATCGAAGAAGGGGATGAAGGATGACGTATGCCGAAGAACAGGAAGAAAAGCTGAAGCTGGCTATGGCTGACTACAATCAGCTTTACCCGGACAACCCCATCAGCAAGCTGGGGGACACGCCAGATCGTGACTTCCACCTTCTGGCCTTCGACACATGGCGATCAGGGGACGCCCCATTGTCCGCTGATGCCATCGAAGCCATCGAAGCCGAGACAGACGGGACTGGATTTTCCTGATGTGCCAGAACATAGCGGACGAACACATCCATCTTCGATCATACTGGCGCGATGGGCGCTGGATGTGCTGGTGCGGCTTCTTCTTTTGACACCCGCATCGATCTGGGTCAGGATTGCTCAACAGCTTAGAGTTGGGCTTTGAAGACCCAGCGGGAGAAGAACCATGACCCCCCCGGCGGCGAAAGCCGT